CACAACTCTTTAATCATATATAGACCACTCTGGTCCTCGTCATATTCTCTTGCAGGGTTTCTTGTAATTTTAGGGAATAAACATTCAATAATGTCACCCGCTCTCAAATTTGTATTTGATGGGACAATTACATTGAATGTTTGTCTAAACAACTCATTATACCTTAAGAGTGTTTGTGATTGATATTCTGTAGGATCAGCATTCTTTTCTCTTGAAACTCCACGATTCATTGTTCCAATATCAAGAATACTTGTAATGATTCTTGTTGGAGCATCACCCAACGTTTCAGTAGAGTTGTTATTTAATTTTGGAAGTTTAATTTCTTCCCTACCAAGATTTGTAACTTTACCTCTGTAATCATTTTGTCTAAATTTGATTTTTCCAGGATCTATAATACCTCCTGTCAGAGGATTGAAAAAGTATCTAACATTTGCATATGTTCCCAATCTTAATTTTTCGATTAAATTTTGATTTCTTTCAATATTGTAATTCAGAATTTTAAAGTCATTGTTATTCTTTTTATCATCAGTATCATATGATTCTGTTGCTTCACTGTAAATAAAAGTTGCTTTAACTGGTTGCTTATTTAATAAATCAATTGACCTAAATTGAAACCCATCCACTGTTTGATAGAAAAAGAACCCAGCAGTTCCACTACCACCCTCCACAACTGGGGCAGACTTTGATGCCAACCAAGTTAAGACTGTAAATGGTTTTCTTAAATTTCCAATAAATGAATACTTATTAGAAGTTTGATCAATTGTTCCAACTTTATTTGCTTGCAATATATTTTGAATAATTGAAGATACTGATTGATCAATTGAGGATGTATATTTTTTCGTCACTCTACTGGTTTCATTTGTTACTGCTTCTCTTGAAACTAAATGTAATGTAAAGCTTTCTCTATTATTTTCTGCTATAACATCGGAAATACTAGACACATAAAGATAACTTTTAGGATCAGTTGAAAAATCAAGACCAGGGTTTTTATCTCTATTTCCAGCAATCTTAATTGCAACTCTTTCACCACCTCTCAAAGGTAAACCATTATAAATTGATTGTCTTTGAGAGTCTTTACTATCTGGAGCAGTGACTGTATTTCCAGTATTGACAACTCTTATTTTCGCTGTAATTGTTGGGGAAAAAACATCCTCATAATAGTCAATTTGAATTGAACCTGATGTAATATCAACCAGTCTAGAACCATCGTTGGATTCAATAAGTATCTCTTCAAATATTGACTGCTTAATTGACATTATAGGTAATTTAAATCTAGAAGAAGTTTGTTCTTTATAAAGTTATTTAACAACACAGAGTCAGGTATTTGAATTTGTAAGTCATCTCCACCAGAGGAAGATACAATTTGTTGTGAGACTACAGAAGATCTGTCATCAATGATGACTATTTTTCTACCTTGTCTTTCTTGTGTAATTCCATCCAATAGACCCGATAGATATGTATTGGTTTGCATTTCAACTTGATCCTCACTGCTCAGAGGAATTGATGGAGTGCCAGGAACCAATGATGCCATTGGAGTTGGTGCTGGTGTAAACTGACCTTTATTTTTATTTCTGGTCAGTAATAATAATCGAACATATTGATCCAACTTAGCAGCATAATTAGGATCATCGTTTATAGCACCACCCCCTCTTGTTCCCTTTTTAGTATCGTACTCTAAGTGGATATGAGGACCTCTGGATCTTCCAGTAGATCCAACTCTAGCAAAAGAAGTTCCTGCTGGTATTTTTCCAGATTTAATTAATACAGAACTCAAATGTGCCATTCTTAATTGAATACCTAAAGATGGAACCCAAACATCAATTAATAACCCATAATCACCATAAACTCCTGTTGCCACAACTTCACAATCAACTCTTAAAGCAATATAAGTTCCAGAAGGAGCTGCAATATCAATTCCACCGTGATTTCTACCATCTCCAACAAGACTTGTAATTTGAATAAAATCAACTCCTTTACCAAGAGATTTTGTAAGGAAATCTCTTTTTTGAAGTCTTCTTTGTCCCGTTATTGATGGTTGTGTTGGAGTTGTTCTTGCTACTGGTGGTATTGATGTTGGTTGAGTAGAACCTAAAGATTTTTGATAAGCTTGTTGTATGGATGGTAGTGGTTTGAATGATTGATTATAGTAACTTTTTCCTGTAGGTGAATATGGAAAAGAAGCAAATTCTGGTGCAAGTAAATCAGCAATCTGAACGCTCATTCCTTGCTTCCGCAACATATCGGCAGAAACTCCTCTTCTTTCTATCAACATTATCGCTGCCTCATCTTGCCTGGCAGGAGTGAATAGTTCATTTGCTTTTAGTTTCCCACGTGCAACTAATCCAGATAATGTAAAAGGCATAAACTGATATCTACCTGTAGCACCACTCCACTTATGCTGACTTCCAGGTCTTCCGTAACTATTTCCTAAATTAATTACTTCTTGAACTGTTAGTTTTCCTTCTTCTAGCTTTTTATTGACTGCACCACCAGAAACTACACCATAACTTTTTGTAGTTCCTTCAGCAAAAGCAATAGCATCTAGAAGTGCTCTTTGCTCTTTTGTTCCTCTTGTAGCCCTATTTTGTTTTCCACCACCAGAAGGACTTGGTTCAGGTTTAGGTGTCTGTGTTGGGTCGTCAGGTTGAATAGTTCCAAGTTCTGGAATATCTTTAAATGGTTGTAAAAGAACATCAAACGCCTCTTTTAATCCAACACCTAAAGTATCAATTTCCATTTTCAAATCATTTAAAGAACTTCTTACAAGATAAGAACTGTCTGTAAAATCAAAACTTGAAATATTTTGAAGTGCTGCACGAAAAACATTTGTAATACCATCCATAACACGAAGAGATTCATCACCATAGTTACTTAAAATTCTTCCCGCAGTTATGATTCTTGAAGTAAATTGTTTTCCAAGTGCAATCCAAGTTGGCATATTACTTAAAATCCAACCAGCAGAAAGATATCCAATAAATCCAAGTAACCTATCACTGATACTTGTGCTTGTAGATGTTAAAGCAAGTGCTCTTGGACCAGTTTGACGAGTTACTAAAACAGGTGCTAGAAATTTGTCTCTTAAAGCAGATCTTTTTCCAATTTCAACTCTTCTTCTCCTAAAAATACTTGTGCTTGTTGATATATTTCTTTTTGTCTCTATATTTCTGGAGAGTAATCTTCCAAGTCCTATAGTTGCTTTTGTTGTATTTTTTGCTGCAGACGCTAAAGAAGATATTGGTGAGGATATTGCCATTTTACATCACCACATTATAATTAACTTGTGCATATAATGTATAGAAATTATCAGGATTTGATGAAGGAATCAGTGGAACATCAGTCAGTGTTTCAGTTTGCCCTGAAACAACAGATGGTTGAGATTGCTGTCCCGTAGATGCGTAAATCACATCTGGTTTTGGTTCTGGTAAAGCGTTAAGATTTGGTTTTTGAGATGTTGCAGGTGGTGTAAATGGAACTGTTTGAATTGGAACTGGTCCTGGTTTAGGTGCTGGTGATTGAGTAGGTTTTCCTTCTTCTACATTACCTTTCACTTCTTTTGCTGGTGCATCTATATTAATACCAAGAAAGTTTGAAAAACTTTGTCCCATCTCACCAAATGTTTTTTTAATGTCTATATTTTTTCCACCAAATGCCTCATATCCAAAACCAGCGATTGCTGCTGGAAACTGAACTGGTGATGGAATAATTTGTGCAATATTGAGAGCCATTCCAGGAATGTCACCCTCTTTGAGATTTTCTGCTAATCCAAATGCACCTCCGGCAGAAGTTAATAATGAAAAAGGACCTATTCCACCACCTCCACCGCCTGATGGCTTGACACCAGGAACAAATTTCTTAAATATATCTGCAATTGCCTTAAATGGTGAAGCAGCAAGAGATAAGATTGCCTTTGAAATTCTACTTGTAACGCCAGTAATTGAACGAATAACAGATCCAAATCCACCTCTGAGTGCTGAAAATCCAGAGCCAATTGCATTAAAAGAATTTTTAATTAATCCACTAATACCTGTTAAGGCTTTAAGACTTGCACTAGATGCAACTCTAAGACCGTTTAATAATCCAGATCCAAGAACTCCAGTAAATAAGAAGCGAAGAGCATTAGTAATTCCATCAAATGTTGAGGTTAATTTCTGCTCTAATCTAACAACAGGTTGTGTAACTGCCGCAGTAACTTTTCGTTGTAATTCTTGTTCTTGCCCTACTCTAACTTCCCTTTCTGCAAGTAGTCTCTCTTGCTCTCTTTCTTGTAAAAGTCTTTGTTGGTCTAGAAAACTATCTGTCTGAATTAATGAGGCAACATTTTGAAGACCAACATTTGTCGCTGCAATTTCTGTGCGAACAGTATCTAATTGTCCTGAAAGACCAACTAATGCAGTAGTAGTTGTGACGTTTCCGTTAGCCATTCGATTGATTTTTCAGGTTTTCTTCTTCAATGTATTGTTGAAGGAGACCGACATAGACTTCTCTCTCCCAAGGAATCATATTTTCTAACTCGGTCAAAGAGTATTTATGATGCTGAATGAGCGCAAAATTTGTCTTATAGTATGACGCAAGATCTACGTGCGCCATCCCTAGCCGAAAAAAGATGTAAGACCCTCCAAAACTATATCACTCTCTATACCAGTATTTGGATTCTTAACTTTCACAGTATGAGAAAGTTTGGGCATTGTTTCAAAGAATTTTTCAATTTCTTTGAATTGGGATGATGTAAGTTGTTCAATAAACTCATTCAGTTCTTTCTTTGTTACATCAGATGCTGACCAAGACTCTTCCTCACTATAAATCTGTTCTATACAAGATGTAATCATATTAAAAGTATCATCTACACTTGTATCACCATCCCCTGCAAAGTTTGTCTTAACAAATTCTTGCATTGAAGGATACTTCATTCTCAAAGTCAAATTATCATCTAATTTAATATCTCTTGAGTGCTCTGGTTTAATAATAACATTAATCTCATCAAGATTAATTGATGCTGGAACTTGTGTAACACCATCATCAGGGCAAGTCAAAAGAACATCTACCTCTTCACCAACAGACTTACCACGAATGTTGAGAAAAAGATATTCAATATCAAAAATCGACAACTGCTCTACTTTAATTCCTCTTGTAAGAATACAGTTTCCAATCACAGTTTTAAGTGCCTCTGCAATTTGCGCTGGATCCTCACTCTCCATCGCAATAATCAAGATCTTCTCTTCTTTGACTAAAAATGGGCGATACTTAACAGGTTTTTTTAACGATGGAATTTCCAACTCATACGTTGGTGTAGCAATTTTTGGTAAAGGCATAATAACCTATAAAACTTCAGTAAATTTATTTAGTTGATTATCGGTTGCCCAGAAGCACTAAAGAATCTTCTATTGACTTCTGCACTAGTTCTTGTATCAATACTTGAATCATAAAAAACAACACCGCTTTGACCACGAACTGGTACTAAAGTTCTTTGGTTATTATTAGTAGTTGCTGAACCATTTGATTCTTTATTATTGTCATTTCCAATAAATTGATTAATACTCAATGCACGACCTGCAATATAACGATCAAATTTAAAACTTACTGAAACTTTTAAAGTGTCCGACTGAGCATAAGACAATTGAGGAGCACTCATCGCAATTGGCCACATTCCAACAAAAGTATATTCTATTTCTGCTTCGTAGTTTCTATCAAATTTAATTATCTTAGTATAATTACTTTTATAATACTCTGGATACTGCATCCTAATGAAATAGTTTGCATCTCTTTGACTGACTGGACCAGCGGTAGATTCAATTGGATTATGAGAACCACTGGCAATGAATTCCATCCAGGACTCTAAAAACTTAATCATCAAATAATCACTGTCAACATAAAAATCAAGACTAATTTCATCATACATTCTAGCGACAGCAAACTTCTCCTGAACTCCAGTGAAGTTTCCATCAACTACTTTTTCCTTAAAAGATGTTGTTGGTAATGATGCATTAAAGCAAAGTAGTCCAGCGGATTCATTAATAAAAAATGGAGAAACTCCTCTTCTTGCCAAATAATTTCTTAATTGACTTGGGAGACCACCAAATATTACTTGATAATGGGAAGTTTGTGCTAGGTTAGTAAATAGCGGTTTAATATCCGATATTCTGCGGGGCTTCGCTGGCACTCTAAATAACCTATATGAGTTTTATAGTATAAGTATTTAGATGTCTTATAAGGGAAAATACCAACCATCATTCCCCAAAAAATATAAAGGAGACCCAACCAACATTATATACAGGTCTTTGTGGGAAAGAAAATTTATGGTTTATTGTGATACAAATGAAAAAATACTAGAATGGGGTTCTGAAGAAATTTTTGTTTGGTATAAGTCTCCAATTGATGGAAAACCACATCGATATTTTCCAGATTTTTATATTAAAGTTCAAGAGGCAAACGGAGCAATTAAGAAATATCTTATTGAAATTAAACCACTAAGACAAACAATTCCTCCTCCCAAACCCCAAAGACAAACAAAAAGGTATATTAACGAAGTCTATGAATATGCTAAAAATCAATCAAAGTGGGAAGCAGCAAAAGATTGGTGTGAGGATAGAGGATATGAATTTAAAGTCATCACAGAGAACGAACTTTTCTGATAATGCCTAGAAAACCACTTCAACAACGAAATCGCATTGCTCCACTTGTTAAAAAGTTGATTGGAGTTGAAGATGCTGATGATCTAATGCTTGAATTAATGAATGTTCTTACAGAAACTAGAGAACCTCCAAAATCTGGAAGATATTATATCTTTGTTTATAATGCTAAAACATCAGGTATAAGATACGACCAGAATCCTTTTGTTTATGTTAATAATGTTTATAAATGGGGATTTGATGGAATCAATTATCACTGGGGTGAAGAAAGACAATACACCTGGGATGAAGTTGCTGGTGGAATGTATGAGATTTATAAAAATGAAATTGACGATTTAAGACGCATACCTTTTGGCAATATCAGAACTAAATAATTAAAAAACATAAATGGCAGATACTACAAGATTTGATTATAGATATCCGCTTACAAAACTTGATAAGTCTGATGATTATTTAAAGATTACGGTTCTTGATTACAAACCACCAGGATTTGCTGCGACTGGATTTGTTTTACCAACTGCTAGTGAAGTTGCTGGATACAGTATTAAAGATGAAAAAGGAACTATCATCCTACCAATTCCTGAAGATGTACAAGATAAAAATAGTGCAACTTGGGGTAGATCAGAAATAGGACCAATAGCAGCTGGACTTGCAGCATTTGGTCAAAATGCAATAACAAATCCAACAAAAATACCAGCAAATATACAAACTGTTATTGGAAATATTTTAAGTGCTTCTCAAACTGGAACAGCACAAAAAGCAGCACAGGCAATGGCAATTGATTATGCAAAAAATGTTTTAATAGGTTCAGGTAATCAAAATCAAGCAAATTTACTTTCAAGATATTCTGGTGCTATAACTAACTCAAATATTGAATTAGTTTTTAGTAGTGTTAATTTGAGAGAAACTTTTACTTTTGCATTTGATATTGTTCCCCGTTCACAGAAAGAAGCGCAACAAGTGAAAGATATTATTAGAACATTTAAAAAACATAGTGCTGCTAAAAAATCAATAGGCGCAGCAACAGGATTATTTTTAAAAGCACCAGAAGTATTTAAAGTTGAATATATGAGTGGTGATAAACGACACCCTTACTTAAATAGATTTAAGATTTGTGCCCTACAGGGTATGAGTGTGAATTATGCACCTTCTAATACCTATGCAACCTATGCAGACGGTGCTCCAGTTAATATGATTTTAGGTCTTACTTTCCAAGAACTCACACCAATTTATGCTGAAGATTATGATAAGGGTGTTGGCACAGAAGGGACGGGTTACTAATGTCTTACTTTAGAGAACTACCAAATCTAGAATATCAATCTTTTCTATCGGACAGAAAATCTGCCGATGAATACCTTTTAGTAAAAAATCTATTTCGTAGAGTAAAACTTCGTGATGACTTACAAAATGTCTTCACCATCTTCGACAAGTATCAAGTTGTAGATGGTGCTCGTCCAGATACAGTAGCAGAAGAACTCTATGGAAGTTCTCAGTATGACTGGATTGTTTTAATTAGTGCGGGAATCACAAGAGTCAGAGACCAATGGCCTCTTTCTGACAAGCAAATTTATGATTATGCAGAGCAACTTTATGGTGAAGACTTAAATGCAATTCATCACTACGAAACCACAGAAGTTAAAGACTCGCAAGACCGCTTAATTCTTCCAGCAGGTAAAGTAGTTGATTCGGATTTTACAATTCCAAAACCAGGAGAACCAACTTCAACTTTAAATCCTGTTGTTGGTGTTACTAACTATGAATATGAGGTTGCTAAGAATAATGAAAAGCGTGGAATCTATGTTCTAAAACCAATTTACTTACAACAAGTTCTTCTTGATACAAGAAAAGCAATGTATTATGATAAGTCTTCACAATATGTCAATGAAAGATTAATCAAAACTGAGAATACAAGAGCATCAAACCCTGTTGGTTTCAGCACAATCCCATAAGAGTTCTAGATTATTATCAAAAATCATCACATATCGGTGCTTGCGGGAGCGGTCTTTCCATTCTCCTTCAGCACCTTTTATTTTTCCACGAGAGTGTTTAGTTCCATCTGCAAAGTAGAAATCTTTTTTAGGGTCTGTGAGACCTGCATATTTAAAGTTACAAGCACGATAAACTGTACCAGAATGGTAATCTGAATCAGCATAAGAAATGATTGCTTTAACTTCAGTATCTTTCCGAAGTTGTCTAATCGCTCGTGACACAAACCAAGAAGTGATGTTATATTCGCGTGACTGCGTATCAGGGTGGATGCAAAGTCTTGAGAGTTCGAAGAGTCCTTGTTGTTCATTACGTTCTAATCCAAAAGCACCTTGAGCAATTTCAGGCACAGGAAGTCCAGTGAACACACAGACTCCCTGAATACCACCAATATTCAATGGGCAGAAGTCATTATTCTTATAAAGACCATAGTTATACCCAGATTTAAAACTTTTTGAGAAGTCCTTAAGATAATGAAACCGCAGAAGTAACTCTGCGGCTTCGGACTTGCTTACACGATCAATGGTGTAATCAGACTTCACTCTTCTGCCAGACGGGCAAAGTAGGACAGGGCATCATCATCCTCATCTTCCTCAACCGCAGCAGCACGACGGGTGGGTTTGAGAGAAGACAGTTCCTCACGGAGATCCTCAGTCAGTTCCTTCACAGGACCACGAGAATACTCTTCCTCATCAGCAACTTCCTCATCCACACGGCGGGAACCTTTGGAACCCAGCACATACTCAAGACGCTTCTTCAGTTCATCATAAGT